CCCTATAGTCTATACCTATAGAGATACCTATACCTATAGAAAAATATCATCGTATATATATATATAGAACGTCTTCCCCTGGGTGCGTTAATGCGTTAATCTATACATATAGGGCGCATGCTCTATATATCCTAAACTCACTTAAGGGGCTTCACATGGACATTGCACAGCAAATTACGGATCGAATCATTGCAGAACTAGAGAAGGGCGCCGCGCCCTGGGTGAAACCCTGGCGCACTCTAAAGCAAGCGCCTGGGGCCGGTATGCCCTACAACCCTGCAAGCGGCACAATCTATAGGGGCGTGAATCACTTCTGGCTTGGAATGCAACCTCACGCCCTGCCCTGGTACGTTACTTACAAGCAGGCCCAGGCACTAGGCGGAAACGTTAAGGCAGGGCAAAAAGGCACGCCCGTGGTGTACTGGAACGTGCATAAAAAAGACGTCAAGGGCGAAAACGGCGAGACGGAGACGGCGTCTTATGCTTTCGTCAAGTCTTATTGGGTGTTTAACGTAGAGCAATGCGAGGGGCTAACCCTGCCGGAGATGCCGGAGACGCCTGCCGCTGACTTTGACGCATCGCCTGAAGTCATGGCCCTGGTTGATCGCTTGGGCCTAGCAGGGGGCCTAACGCATGCCGGAGACGAAGCGTATTTTCGCCCTAGTACGGATGCAATCGTGATGCCCCCAATGGCCGCATTCCACAGCGCCGCCAATTATCACGCGACACTGTTACACGAAGCAGTACACGCCACGGGCCACAAGTCGCGCCTTGATCGTCTCACGCCTGCCCGATTCGGCGCTGAAGGGTACGCCTATGAAGAACTAGTCGCAGAACTAGGGGCCGCGATGTTATGCGCGCATACCGGCGTGGACGGAGACTTACGGCATGCCGCCTATATTGAGTCCTGGCTTAAGGCGCTCAGGAACGATAAAAAATTCATCCTAAGCGCCGCAGGTAAGGCGCAAGCGGCGATGGATTACCTGATCAAGGCGGAGCAGGCAGAAAGCGCCGAGACGGAAACCCTGGCGGCGTAGTGTATGACCTGGGGCGCCTGCCTGGATCGGGCGCCCTGGGGCACGCATTGGGCGCGCCATTCCTAACCTAAAAAGGGGCTTTATATGAGAAAACAAGTCAAACGCACGTCACGGGCCACGCCCTGCCGTAAAGTATCAATCGCCACGCCAGGCGGCACTTTCGCCCTGGCGCTTCCCTGGTCAATCGGGCGGACGTTTAGCATTGGTCACGTTACTTTTGAGCATAACGGTAGCACCTGGCGCCCTGATCGGGAGATTCCCGCGTCATGGTTTATTGACCTAAGCAAGGGGGGCGAAGTATGAACGCGGCAGACTATCAGCAGGCGAAACTTGAGCGCCTGGGGGATCGGATCGCAGAACTAAAGGCCCAGGGCGTTTGCTCTCACGGCTGGCTTCAGACTCCCCCAGGGAACGCCGAGACGGTTTGCCTGGATTGCGGCGCCCGTTTTCAATCATTCCAGGATGCAATGCGCGCAGGGCGCGATATTCTAAGGGGGGAATCATGAGACGCAAAAAGACTTTTGACGAACGTATGAACGCCGGAGGGCCTTTTTTCTACCTGGTTGCAACCCTGGGGGCCATTGGGTTTTATGGCCTGCTATGGCTGGCCTTAGCCCTTGGAACCCTGGCGGGATTCTAGGAAAACTCCGGACCGATTAAAAGGGGCGCTCTAGGCGCCCTTTTTTTACGCCCTAGGCTATCCCCTGCCCTGCTATTGATAACGCCGCCACGGGCCGATTCTGGGCTTTCCTGGGCCATTCCCCCCTGCTATCCCTGGGCGCCGGTGCCGCGCGCCTGGGCGTGCGCGGGATGTATGCCAGGGTGCCGTTTGGTTGATTGTCTGATCAACGAGCAGGTATCTACAGCATGGCTCATAAAAAATAATAGAAACGTCCTAAGCATGTGGCTACAGATTGGCTCATGAAAAAAAATAGAGTTGTCCACAGACTCCTATATGGGTTTTCTTATCTATGTGTTTTTATTTATGTATTATCTAGCCTATAGGCTATAGGATACCTATAGACCCATAGGCTATAGGTTACATATATCTATATAGGCAGACTCCATCCCCAAAGCCTAGTTATCCCATAGTTATCCCCAGGTTGTCCACAGACTTATCCACAGGTCCATGCGATAGGTTGAATTGTGTATGGCTATCGTTTTCTTCCATGTGATAGGAAAATAAAATCGTTAAGGTGTTGACAATGTGTATTGATGGATTTAACGTGTGCATGTAGTTCTTATCCGGTCCTAACTTATGAGGGGAATATCATGCAAGCACAATGTATCTACGACTACGAATTAGTCGATTCAATCCGCACCAAAGAGCGTGAGTATCAGCAAGCACTAGAGCGTGCGAAAGAGTCTGTACGCAATCTCACTGCATCGGTCATGAGACTTCGGGAGCAGCGTCTTACCCTGGAGATCAACAACGATGACTAAGAAGCATCTCTGGGCTATCCAAACCAAGCGTGGTGGGTTCGTAACCTATGGGTACTACGAGCCTACCTTTAACACGGCACTGTTCAAGACCAGGAAGCATGCTGAGATGTGGCTGGAAGATAACCACTACTGGCGCAACCTAGGAGTTCGTATCGTCAAGGTAACAGTGACGGTCAAGGAGTTCATGACATGACAGGAACAGAGGTGATGTGGTCATTCGTGTATCTTGTAGGTGTTGTGTACATGTGTTATCGTAGTGATTCTTAACTTAATGAGGGGCTGATATGAGTGCATCAATTGACGTTCACAACGTCACTGCAATTGACTTGCGTGGCGTGCATGAACATCCCAACACGGCATACCGAGTTCTGGAGATTCAAACCAGAGACGGTCTGACCATTCAAATCAATCTGTTTGCCCATGAGGGTGATCCAGAGAATCTAAACCTAACTTTCAAATGAGGGGCTGAATATGGCGAATGATCGTGAAGACTTCCTGCCGGAAGTGCGGAACGCTGCACTCTGGTCTGGTGATGCAAGACGCTATGCAACTGGCAAGGCTGGCGAAGTTTACGCTGAGAAGATTGGCGTCAAACCATTGGATGACTTGAGTGACGTGGAGTTAGTCCAGATGGGCCACGTCTTCCAGGAACCAATCATGCGCGAGTATGCAAGGCGCAATCAGATTGAATTCAAGGACGCTGACTACCAACTAGCGCATCCTACTGAGACGTATCTCAAGAGCCATTTTGACTACATAAGCGAGGATGGCAAGACTCTCTATGAGGTCAAGAATCTAGGCATCCATCAACGTAAGCATTATGGCGATGAGGGCAGCGACCATATTGACCTGGGCTACCGTGTCCAGTGTCTTCATGAGTCCGTGGTCCATCGGATCGAAAGCGTGGTTCTGGTTGTCTGTTTTGGTGGGCAAGAGATTGTGGGTTATCCACTCCAGTTCTCTGCTGACCAGATGGATATGCACGTCAAGGAGATGGCTAAGTTCTGGGGCAAGATTCAAACCCGCAACTTTGACCCTGAGACGATGGCTGACGCTGCAAAGATGGTTTACAAGCAAGACAGCGGCAAAGACCTGATCGCAACCCAGAGCGTTGAGCAGAAACTAGCAGAGTTAAAGCGCATCAAGGCGGCACTCAAGCCACTGGAAGCAGAAGAGAAGCGGCTTACAGGCGAGGTGCAATCCTACATGCTAGAGAATGCCCAACTACTCTCTACCGATGGTTCAGTCCTGGCTACCTGGAAGACCAGCAAGCCAAGCCAGAAGTTCTCGGAAGAGTTATTCAAACAATCCATGCCTGACCTGCATGCCAAGTTCATTGTCGAGCAGATGGGTTCACGTCGATTCCTGGTGAAATGATGACCAGGGTTATCGTGCTGTTAGGCGGCATTGTTTTCTTCATGTATATCTCATTTAACGTGGGGCACTATGAAGGGAAGAAGGCCGGTATCAAAACTGCGCTCAACACCAATCCAGTGTCGGACGAGTTAGAGATGACTTGTGCTGGACTCTGGATGGCAGAGCAACATAAACAGGCAATTATCAAGGAGAACAAATGACGAACGTTGTCAATTTATCAGGCGTGCCTGAAGCAACAAACAAACTGACCCTGGACCCAAAGATTCAGGATTCCATCGTACTGCGCGGTGATCTGTCTGGGTTAAACGAGGGCCAAAAGCGCGACTACTATCTGTATCGCTGCCGCCAGGTGGGGTTGGACCCTGCCGCCAAACCCTTTGACCTATTAACTTTGAACGGAAAGCAGATTCTCTATGCAAACGCAAGCGCCACACAACAACTCTGTGCAATTCATAAACTGTCAACTCAAATTACGCATCGGGAACGAATTGATGGAATTTACGTTGTCTCAGTCCGATGTACCGGCGCTGATGGCAGAGTTTCGGAAAATCAAGGCGCTGTTGACGTCTCAAGCCTTACCGGAGAACGACTGGCTAATGCACTCCTTAAAGCGACTACAAAAGCAATTCGGCGTTCGGTCCTCGCCCATGTCGGACTCGGAATGCTTGACGAAACCGAAGTCGAAACGATCCCAGAAGCGCGTAGGGACTCTATTGTTGTCACCGAAGACCCCAAGGCTATAGAGGTAGAGGCCCAGGAGCCTCAGTCCGGCATCGTCTTCATGGTGCCTGGTGCCACTGAACCGTACTGCTATTGCGAGAACAACGACGAGTGGGTGGACACCTACCTGCAAATGGTTGAGAAGATTAGCGAGAGTACCAAGTTCAACATTGGCGCCAAGATGGACAAGTTAGAAAAACTCTGGGAAGCCAACGACTTCATCATTAGCCTGATCAAGGAAGAGAAGCACACCCTTTACGAGGTGCTGAGTAACGGCATTGGCAAGGTTAAGCAGAAACTCGCGCTTGAATTAAGGGAGCCAGGTGGGGCGAATAAGTGATGGAGGACGTCAAGCGCAAGTGGTGGGCTTGGCATAAAGAGAATCCACACGTTTACGACCTATTCAAGCGATTCACTATGCAGGCTATTAACAGTGGACACAAAAACCTAAGTGCCTGGTTGATCATCAACCGCATTCGGTGGGAGACAAGCATTGAAACCAAGGGAGAGGACTTCAAAATCTCCAATGACTTCATTGCCTACTACTCCAGGTTGTTCATGCACGATTTTCCCCAGTATCAGGGGTTTTTTAGAACCAAGCCATTGAAAGCAGAACGGCTTAATTATCAGGAAAGGTGTAACTATGAGTGATTATCAGCAACGTGATCGGCGCCCTGGGACTGGAGTGCTACTGACTAACCGATTCAAGAAAGGGGACGGTCCGGATTGGAAAGGCGAATTGAAACTCGAAAGAGATTACCGTGCGGGGGAGACGATGAAACTTGCCGCATGGACGAAAGAAACTTCAGGTGGTGCCCTCATCAGTCTGAAAGAGGACAACTATGTGAAGCCAGAGGGTGCGGTCCAGGAAACCAAGTCAAACCGCAACCCATTCCCTTCAAAGCGCATCAATGATGACGAAGACATACCTTTTTAAGGAGATAGAAAAATGAAGAAATTTTTGGCGGCGGTAATCGGTTTGGGAATTGCTAGTGTGGCATACGCTAATTGCAGCACTCATACAGTGACAGGTCCAAGCGGTAAAATGGTCACTTGTACAACGTGTTGCTACAACGGCAACTGCCATACGACTTGCTTCTAATGTCAAAACTCAGCAGACAGCGCGGCGCTACCTATGAACGTGAGGTAGCCAATGAGATATTCGATGTGCTTGGAGTGAGGATCAAGCGCAATTTGAAGCAGTACCAGGAATCCGATGAAGGGGACTTGATACTGGGAACCTATCTTATTGAGTGCAAAAGGCGCAGGAAGATTGCCGTTCATGAGTTCATGGACCAGGCGGATAGGGCTTGTGTACCAGGCCAAACGCCTATCGTGATCATGAGGGCTGACGGTGAGAAGTCCCTAGCCGTGATGCACCTGCCTGATCTGCTGAAACTTTTAGGCAACGAGATAAACCCCCATCAGTCGCAGGATGAGTCTTCCACTCCGGAAGACAGTTAGGACCGCTGCGGGGCACAGTGGCACTGCGGCTTGCCCCACTTATTCATGGAGAGAACATGGCACACTTTTTTATAGCAACACCGATGTATGGTGGCATGGCAACTGGCGTGTACACCCAGTCGCTACTAAGCCTAGTAGGTTACTTCTCTGCAAGGGGTCACCAGGTATCTTGCGCGTTTATGTTCAACGAGTCTCTGATCACTAGAGCGCGCAATAACATGGCGCATCAGTTCTTGCAGGGAGAATGCACGCACTTGCTCTGGATCGACGCTGACATTAAGTTTAGGGCCGAGGACGCCTACCGAATGTTTGAGGCCAACAAAGACATTATTGGCGGCATCTACCCCAAGAAAGAGATTAACTGGCCCCAGGTCAAGAGCGCAGTAGAGCGTGGGCAACAGAACCTACAAAACTTCACTGGCTCATTCGTGGTCAACCTGATTGATAACCAGCCTAACGTGGTAGTCCGCCAGGACCAGCCATGCGAGGTGGCAGCACTAGGCACTGGCTTCATGATGGTTAAGCGTAGCGTCTTTGAGAAGATGAAGAAGTGGACGCCACAGTTTGCAAACGATATGTCAACGCTAAAACCTGGAGAATTGATTTACTCATTCTTTGACACGCCGATTGATCCTGATTCACGGCGCTTCTTGAGCGAGGACTATCACTTCTGCATGGAGTGGCGTAAGCATGGTGGCAAGGTGTACGCAGCGCCCTGGTGCCAACTAGGACACATGGGCAGTTATTTATTTGAAGGCACGTTGATCCCAACCGACGAGCCAGTAACCATAGGGGCAAGCGATGGAAGAGGACGGACAGGCGGAGTACGAGCAAACAAGGCAGCAGGAGTGGCTGGCAGATCAACTAGGAACGCCGTGGGTAATCGAAGTAAGCCCACAAGGGCTGCTGATAATGGACAAGTTCGGAAGGCCAGTAGCACGCCTGCTAAACGACAGTCTAAGAAACCAAGCACTAGCAGCCGAGGAAATACTAAAGGCCGTAAATAGTATGTATTAAAAAAACCCCCGCTTATGAGGCGGGGGAAAGGCCACGAAGGAGAAGTGGCATGGCAAAGGAAATTAGCGTTTGGGTTTGCGTGCAGTCTTGGCAGACTTACGGAATGCGGCGGCAGTAGGGGCACCCTTGCTGCCAGGTTTCCTCATTCTCTCACCACTACCGGCTTTGATACGGGCGCGCTTGGCGGCTATGTTTGCATAGAGTCCTGGTTTCATCGGCAGTTCCACCTTCTTAAAGATGCCTTGGCCCTGGTCGCTGGACCTTTGGCGTTGCGAACGACGCCTGACATACGGGCACAGAAACTTTTGCGCCGTGCAGCATCACGTTTTGTTTTGGGGTTGGGGGCAGGTGCTTTGAGATTGCTGCCAGTGGCACGATTGTACTTGGCACGGCCCTTGGCAGTTAAGCCAGCGCCCTTACTGACAGGTAACTTCTCTCCCCTGCCAATTGCTAGAGACACGCCTTTCTTAGCCATCAGTAACTCCAGACGGTAGGCCGGTTAGGGCCATCAATTAAGTCCAGGTGCAGGAACCTTCCCGTACCTTTTTGCTGAACCCCTATACCTTTGAACCCTGCATCCATTGCAAGACCCAAAAGTTTATGGGCGTCCGCCCCTTCTACTCCAATGTCGCAGGCTAGGCCGGTAGAGTGCGCTCCTGGTGCTGCTTTGGCTGCTTCAATGGGATGACGTGGGCAACGGTATCCGGATGTAATCCGCATCGGTTTGCCATACCGAGAACGCAAAGACTGGATTTTCAGGAGCAAGTCTTCTTTGATCTCATTCTCACCACAATGGCTGCACTTAAACTCATCAGCCTTGAAGTTCGGATACTTGGACCAGTCAATCATTTAGGCGCACCCTTCCTGGCATAGAACAGGGTACGGTCACCAAAGAGGTAAAAGCCTATGGCAGCAGCAAAGTTATCAATGGCATCGGATGGTTGTCCAGCCATCTTGCTCCACGCCCAGG